ATAATCTGGTCGTCAGCAATATCCTCTTCGGCCTGCGGTACAACAGTCTTATGTGCAGCCGGGTCCAGGACGTTCACCAGTACGATCGGAGCCCTGTTGTACAGAGCAAACTGCGAGTAAATTACTTCACACAGGGAGTATTTGTCCCAGTCTGCGGAATAGCCCATAGCCGCAACCGCTTCTGCATAGCTGTAGCAGAGCACGGGGCGGTTAGCCGGGGCCGGGTCAGTCGCCAGATGCACCGGAGCAGTACCGAACACAACAGGCAGGCCTGCCGCCGTATTGACAGGCGGAACGATACTGGTAGGCACCTCGGAACAATAGACGCCATGTTTATAAGCCATTTGCTTATACCTCCTTCTTCGCTTTGTTGTATAAGATGTTTAAATATGAGCCTTTTTCTTTGGTGGCCTTAATGGCCATATTCAGTTCAGAAATAGGCACAAAAAGCTGTTTAAACCACGGGTGCCGGGTTATGATTTCCACTAAGTACATGGGAAGCCCATCCTCGAACACCGTGGAAAAAGAGAGCCGGCCCTCTGACAGGGTCGGCCCTACGTAAATTACTTTGTCTTTAATGCTTTTTGTATTCCTCGTATTCTTCATACGGGTGGCTTTCTTGGAAGTCGCCATAATCAAATCCCTCCTCTTCGGGCTGTCCGACAGTATATTTGGCGGTGATGGTTGCCCTCCAGTTGGGCCATGCCTGGTTATTGTCGTCCATGATATCGGTCTGCATTGGCAGCTCCAGCCGGTGCTTCATGTTGATGAAGCGGTATTTCAGAAGGTCCTGCCTGACATGCTCCACCAAATTGAACAGGCTTCGCCAGCCATCGGACAGATCTTCATCATAAACAGAGAAGCCTATCTCCACGATGGCAGAGCTTTTCTTGTTGCCGTCCTCATCAATGACCTGCCGCACCAGTACGTACACGAAAGAATTCCGCTCCGTTGCGTCTTCCTGTTTCGGCACATAGCCGGGATAGAGTTTGATAGGCATAGGCGTTTCGCTGGAAGGCTGTTCCGTGGAATAATCCTCCAGGAGTTTCTGCAACCGTTTGGCCAGTCCGTCCATTAAAGTGATAGGTGTCATTTTACAATCCCTCTCATCAATACGTTCATCTCATGCTCCAGACGTTCGTTCAATTTAGCCTCGACGTCCTTTCGGATCTTCGGTTCCACATTGACGTTGCCGGCCATCTGCGGAACAGATGGGCCGTGCAGGACTTCTATCGGGTAGCGTGGCTTCCCGAGTCGCCGAAGGATAGCGCCGCCGCTGCTGTGCAGGTTGTTGATAAAAGCACGGGGGATGCGCTTCCGTCCGCCTGCACGTTTTACGGCTACGTTAATACCCTTTTTGGTTCTCCGGTGCTGGAAGTTCCGCAGCTGTTTAGGACGGCCTGTGAAACTGATAACACCTGCCAGACGGCCTGCGCTTGCCTTGGTTGTGCCCGTAGCACGCTTTACCGCCCCGGCATTGATGGTGTATTCCTCCCGGATAAGTTTGGAAGCCCTCGTCTTACCGAAGGTCACTGCCCGGTTGATAGCACGGCTCATCGCCCTGGGGGCGCCGTTCTTTACCCCGGACAGTGCCGCCTCGACAGCGGCCTGTTTTGCTTTGTCGAAGTTAATCGTTAAACTAATCATCTTTCATTCGCCATCAGCTGGATGGTCAGCATCCCCATATCTTCTGCACAACTTTCCACCATGTACAGTTTCTTGTCGACCCGGAACACCTGCCCGGAAATGGGAATCTCCGGCAGATCTTCCGTTTTGACATTGACCAGCACACGGCTTCCGTATAGCCCGGCATAGGTCTGTCCCAGCTCCTCATCAATGGTCATTTCCTCCACGACAGACACGTCCTGCAAAATGCAGGTACATACCGTGCCGTTCAGGTCATGCTCTTCCGCAAATTCGGCCTTGTTAAGGAACACTTTGGAATTGTCCTCTGCAACCATCTCTTTGAATCCGCTCATTTTATAGGAGCCTCCGCATCCATGGAGGGAGGCTCTTCACCGTCCTCTTCTGCGGAAACGAAAGTTTCCATTTCCACTAATGCTTTCACAATGTTGTCTCTGCTTCTCAGCCTGCCGACCGGCAGTCCGCAGTCAGTAGCCAGCTTTTTCAGCTTATCGAAGGGGAGTTTTTTTAATTCGTCCCCGTCCAGGTGCCCGGGGATTAAATCGTCCGTAGCGTCGTTTCCATCCGCTTCCGGGGTGTCGCCTGTCTCACTCACTGCATCGTCGACAGGGAGCGTTTCCGCCATCAGAACAGGCTCCTTTACAAATTCAGCAACGCCCAGCTTTACCAGACGTTCTGCTTCCTCTTGGGAGACTTCGGCTTCCTGGCCCCGGAGATAGAGTTTGACCCTGCCGTTTTCATGTGCGCCGTAACCTCCGCTTACAATTCTGACTTTGGTCATGATGCCCTCCTGTTTAAGCCGATACTACGTTGGCAGCGTAGATGTACGGGCAGTAGTTCTGCGGAGCAGCCAGCGGACGGCAGGCCAGACGCAGTTTGCGCAGGTCGTTCGGCTGGTCCAGGATGAATTTCGGAACACGTTTTGCTGCGTGGGTAGCAAAATCGGTAGCGCCGAAGTCGATCTGGGAGATAGCGCCATACATCATATGTCCGCAACCCGGAGCGGTTACCAGAGCGCTCTTTGCCGGGAAGTACGGAGTGTTCTGGTTATTGTCGTTAACATAGGACTCAGACACTTCAAAGAGATTCAGGCGATAGCCGTTGAAATTCAGAGTACCCAGGAATGCAACACCGGGGTAGCTTGTCAGCTTCGGGTCAATGGCACCGGTAATCAGGCCGGATTCCTTGTTGATGCGCTCACGGACTTCCTGGCTCTTCATGATAGCTTCGGAAGCATCGGTGCCCAGAATCAGGTCAACAGCCGGCAGGCCGCGATACGCCAGCATCTTACACATGGCTTTCACGTCGCCGAAGATATCCCCATACTGGGTGTCCCATTCTTTACCGCTTGCAACGGTATAGGTGTGTTCGGAAGTTTGTCCGTCATAGAAATGCACTACGTTGACATCGCCGGTCGTTTTGTCGTCGATGTATTCCTGCATGGTGCAGCCGTTGTTTATCATGGTCTCTACGGCCATCCATTCTTCACGGCGTACGATGCGGTCATCCATTTCTTTCAGGTCGTCCTTCTGAATCTGTGCGGCACGCTGTGCAGCGTCCATGCCCGGATAAAGGGCTTCACCAAAGCCACGTTTCTTCAGGTCATCCAGAGACAGGATGCGGGAAGGAGCGATATAGGCCGGGGTGTATTCGTGGATTTCGTAGCCCCTGCGGTCCATGGGGATGTCACCCACACGGGGAGCTACAAACGCAGCCATTTTACGATCGCCTTTCTTGTATTCGGTCAGCACTTTGTCTGCATTGAAGATGTCAGCTGCGCCGGTCGGGAAATAACGGTCTTTGAAGAACGTACCCATGGGAACGATTTCTTCATGAATGGCCATCAATACATAAGTGTCGAAGAAATTTAATTCAGCCATTGTTCTTTACCTCCTGTATTAGTTAGCAGCCGCAGCCGCTTTGAGAATGATGCCCTTTGTACGCAGGGTGTCCTTCACGGCTTCGGTAATGGTTGCGCCTTCGGCAATCACCAGTTTGTCCGGGTCGAAGCAGCCTGCGATATATACCGGGGCTTTAACATCGGCAGCGGTGCCGACTTTGGTATCATCGCACAGAATGCAGTCTGCGGTGAGAGTGTCGCCCTGGTCGGCAGTTGTGCCGAAAATTACCAGTTTGCCGGTAGATGCGGACTTGGCCAGCAGGGTGCCACGTTTCAGAGTGGTTTCGGCAGCCAGTTTCAGCAGGGTGCCGCCTGCCACAATAACTGCCGGCTTCGTATCGGTTACGAGGCCGTCATACGCCATTTCGCCGATTTTTTTGCTCAGTTCAGCCATGTTATTTTTCCTCCTTGTTCATTAAATCTTTGACGGCCTTCCTTGCTTCCGCCATCTTCTCGTCAGCCGTCTTTTCGGCTTTCGGAGTTTCTTCCGGAGCCGGAGCCGCCGGAACCTCGCCAGCGCCACTTGCATTAGCGTCAGCGGTCAAATTTGCCAGGAATGCCTGGCCGTTCTTTGCTGCTTCCTGCGCTGCACGGAACGCCAGCTCCTGAGCGGTACATGCAGTAGCGCCATACTTCGCTTCACGTACCATGTCGGCGCTGAACAGGCCGGCAATGTCGTCAATGCCCTGCAGGCGTTCCTGTTCCGCATGAGCGGCTTCAGCACGTACAGACGCTTCCAATTCGGAAACCAGTTCCGGATTTTCGGCACGCAGTTCTTCAATAGTGTTTGCCATTGGTTTTCCTCCTTCTTCAGTGGCTTGATTTGTATTTGTTTCAACCGGTACGGCTCCGGCATCAACCGTAGGAATGGAATCCGGGGCAAACATCCCCGGCGCCAGGTGCATGGCACGTTTTCCCACATACAGGGTGCGGCCGTCTGCGCTGGCAGCAATTTGGACAGGCTCTTCTTCCAGCACTTCATCAGCAAAGCCCTTTTCCTTTGCCTCTTTGCCGGTCATGTAGGTCGTGTCCGCCATCATGTGTAAGATCTTCGTTTCAGATTCGCCCGTTTTGCGCACGTAAATAGCCGCCTGCGCTTTGTCGTAGGCATCGTTGGCGTCCGCCATGTTCCGCATTTCATCGGCGTTGTAGCCGCCAAACAAAAAGCTCCAGCACTTGTGAATCATGATGAGGCTGGAAGCGTTCACCTTCACGGTGTCGCAGGCGCACATAATAAGAGAGCCTCCGCTCATGGCGATTCCGTCCACGATGCAGGTCAGCTTCACGCCTTTAGCGGATAAATCCCGCAGTCTGTTATGAATCATGATGGAAGCGCCTGCATCGCCGCCGCCGGAATTCATTCTGATGGTGATAGCGTTGCAGCCCTCCACAGCTTTCAGATCTTCCAGGAATTCTTCGGCGATAATAAACTGTCCGTCGACTTCATCCCCCCACCAGTCACGGGGGCGTTGTTCAACGATTTCACCGTACATGGTGATTTCGGCTTCCGTGCCGTTCGTTGTGGCCATCGTGTAAAATGGCCGGCTGATGTTAATCATCGGCATCGTCTTCTCCTCCTTTTACAACTTGTTGTACCGGCGTAGCTCCGGCATCACGTAACAGCTCGTTTTCCCGCTTCAGCTGCGCCACGTTTTCGTCCCAGTCTCCGCCGCCCATTTCCCGGGTAACCTGCTGGTGCGTCTTGATGCCATGGCTGAGCTGGATAACTGCCGCATTGCTTTCCTTGAGCGGGTCAATCTGTCCCTGAATCGGGCCGATCCACCGGGCTCCGCACCATGCCTCCCGGACGAGCGGGTCATCAAAAAAGCCAGGAGCCTGTATACGGCCTCTGGCTACTGCTTCTGCCAGCCATAATTCATAGATGGGCTGGCAAAAATCATCTACAAACCACTGACGGCGCATCCGGAATCCTTCCCAGGCTTCCAACAGGGCCGCACGGCTTGCGGAATAACTGCTGTTAAATTCTTTGAGTAACACTTCATAGGGAATCCCGAGAGCGGAACCGACCTGTCGGCAGATGGCTTTCAGGAACACATCAAATCCGGCTGTGGGGATGTTCGGGTTGCCGAACACTACCTTCTCATTTTCGGCCAGTGTAGTTACTGTGCCGGGTCCCATTTCATATTCATTGCGGCTTTCTGACAAATTCGTTTCCGGATTCTCCCCGGGAACCGGCGCCACGTCTCCGGCCCCGACTTCATTGAAAGGAATTTCCGCCGGGTTCGTTGTTGTTTCTATCCATGCCGTGAAGAAACTCTGAATCAGCGCTGCCATGATTTCCGATTCGGTGTAACGCCGTACCTGCAACAGCGGTTCGATTACCTTTGACAGATAGGGGACGCCCCTGTACTGGTCCGGCCGTTCCGCAGTCATAAGCTGGATGACGTTCGGCAAGCCTGTTTTGTCACCATATGCGGTGACACGGGTCCATTTAATTTCTTTGTTCAGAATAGTAAAAGGATGTGTGTTGCAGATATGGTATGCGACCACACGCCCGTCCGCATCAACTTCCACGCCATCATGGACAAGGTTCCCATCATCCGTCTGTCCTTCCGTAGCGCCTACCGTATAGCCGGCTCCCCGGCGGAATGCGGTCGGTGTACTGATACGGTCTGCTTCGACCAATTGGATTCGCAGGGAATACGGATTTAATGGCGTAGGGGCATACCGCTTGAACAGGGCGAACACGTCGCCGCTCAATAACCAGCTGATCAGCGCAAGCTGCTGAAGCTCTGCAAAATTGTTCATACCCAGCGCATCACAGTTTTGTTTCTTCCCGGCCCACATGCGCCACTCGGTTTCTGTCCGTTTTCTCCATTCCCTGGCACTTTCCGGAGAGAGATTCAGTATCTCCATGTCCGGGATAGCCTGCAACGTCAGGCCCACGCCGACAACCTTTGTCCGGTTCGTGTCGATGGCGGCTGTCGCAACGGGCGCTGCCATGTACAACATCCTTGTGCGCTGACGGAGCGTCATGTTGTTCATGTCAATGTCCATCAGCGGGGACAGGCTCACCGCCTTGAAGCTCCGCAAAGAACGCTTGGTATGGCTGGCACCTGCTTCACTGTACCCGGAAGCCCGGGGCGTGCCCCAGCTTTTTTTCATACTTCTCATGTTTTCGCCTCCAAATAAAAGTGGCAGCGGTGAAAAGAGCAAAGACCGCTGCCATTATGGCAAAGCTCCTGATGAGCTAATACCCTTACCAGTCACGGGGGATGATTCCCACCGCTTTACGTGGGCGCTGCCCTGCCAACAGGGCTTCCAGTTCGTCCACTTTGTCTTCCGCATCCTCGATTTCATCTTTCAGATTCGGAAGATCGAACCGGGTCAGTTCCCGGTTATGAATTTTGTACGACTTGACGCCGCCCTTTATCAATGCAAGGTATGCGGCCCGGAGTTCCACCAGCGTTTCTTTCCAAAAGTCAAGCCGGGCTTGAATCTCAATTCTGTCCATAATCACAAATCCTCATAAAAATCATCCAGCCGTTTCGGCCTCTTCCGTTTTGTCTCTGTTCTATTTACACGGGGCTGTTGTACCGGTTCCGGTACTTCCACGCCCCGGGCTTGCTTTATCTTCCGCTCGATAGCGTCCAGGTTCGGGTTCATGGCACGGAACGCTGCCAATGCATAGTTCCGGCAGTCCAACACTTCATTCCGTTCATGGCCGGGAATTTTTTCCCATTGCCACGGCTGTTTGTGGTCTGCCTTATATACCAGATGTTCAGACAGCAGGCCTTTGAAGTAATCGAAGCTATAATCGTCACGCTTAGGAAAATGACAATATTTGCTGCCAGGCGTTTGCACCTTCAACGAATCCATGATGGACTGTTTGCCGGAGTCAACGCCTATCTGGTACTGCCAGCAGCTCCCGACGATCTTCCCTTTGATGACGATCTTCTGCTTTTTCGGCGGGGCGGTGAATGGTTTGTCCGGTCCCGGCATGCCTTTGATGCAGAAAACCTTCTGTTTGATACGTCGGTTGCATTCCTGCCGCACTTCCTGCGTGTAATGGCCACCTTCATCAACGAAGGTCAGCGATACCCGCAGCCCTAAGCCATCTTTAAAATGAAGTACACGGCTGAATACCTGCTCGTCCAGGCGTTCCCACACGGCACTTTCATCCGGCACGCCCATGATGATGCCTTTTTCAATGCCCCAGGTCTCACCGAAATGGCCATGCCCGATGATTTCATACTCCATGCGGTTATCCTGCGTGTCGACGCCGGCCGTCAGAACCAGGACTCCTTCCGGCAGTTCGGCGTCATATACTTCACGCCGTTTCAGCATCTCGTCTTCATCCATGACATCGCCACGATCTTCCCACAATTCACCGAAGGAAGTGTTGTACACGACCTGCAGCTTCCGTGTGTCGCCGATGGCCTGCAAATATTCCAGTATGATAGCGCTCCATGGAGCCCATGGAGAGACGAACGCATTCAGCCAGAACGACCGGACGCCGTGCTCAATGGCATCGGGATTTTCCGCTTCCCAGTGAGCCGGTTGCTTTTTCATCTCCGCTTCGGAAAATGTGTAGCCGCAGTCCGGGCAAACATAAAAGACCTTCAGCACTTTGAAGGTCTTTGTACCGGCTACGACGTTCGTTTCGTATTCATACCGGATATCTTTAAATTGTATTTCGTGGTATTCGCCACAATTTGGGCACCGGGACTTCCACCGTTCCATCGTGCCCTGCGCATAGGAGGCTTCAATGGCGCTCCGTCCTTTTACTGTCGGCGTGGAAACTTCCACGGCCTTCGCATTGTAAAAGGTCTTTTGCCGGGCCATGGCCAAGCTCCACGGGTCGCCCTCATTCCCGGCAGAGGTAGCCCAGCGGTCACGTTCGTCACCGAACACGTACCGGATAGGCTTCGATGCCAGGCTATGGGCTTCGGTACTTCCGCACATGGTAAGTATGCCGCCCGGGTAGGTCTTTTGCAGAATCGTGTTGCCGGTTTCCCGGCTCTTGGGTGCGACAACCTTCTTGGCCAACGTCGGGCAATCCCGAATCATTGGGGCTATACGCAGCTTGGAATATTCTTTGGCATCTATCGTGGTCGGATGCACGAACAGGATAGAGCCAGGGTCTTCGTCAATGATGTAGCCGATTGCATTGTTCAAAAATTCCGATTTGCCAACCTGTGACGCTGCCACCATGACTATCCTGCGCACCCGAGTATCAGTGAAGGCGTCCATCGGTTCCCGCAGGTATGGCGTCCGTGAGGTTCGCCACGGCCCCGGTTCCGCACTGGACTCCGATGACAGGCGCCGTTTCTTTTCGGCCCATTCAGTGACCGTCAGATCTTCCGGCGGTATCATGCCACGGAGCGACTTTTTTATGACTCGGTTCAGCCGTTTGATTTCCTGACGCCGGAGCTCTCTTTTCTTTTCCTCATCAGTCATCATCGTCACCGTCATGTTCCCATTTTTGTCGTTCCCGGACTCGTTCAGCAAACTTTTCCGGGTCGTAACTATACCGGGAGATTTCTTTCATGTCGGCATAGACTGTCTTGCGGATAATTTCCGCCGCTTCGGCAGAGGAAGCCGAATTGTGCGTATCAACAGCCAGCCGCCCAGGCAATGAAAGATACATGCTTCGCATGGTGTATATCAAATCGTCCATG